CACTTTGCCGGTACCGCGGGCGAAGCCGTTGGCGATATGCTCATCGGCTGCATCCAGGATCAGCTTCAACTCCCCATCGGAGAGCTCACGCCGAGCCGTGACGGGTGGGCCGTTGTTGATGACTTTGAGCGATCCCGGCTGGGTGGAAGTTTTCGCTACGCTATCCAGCGTTCGGTCAAGCTTCGCGCTGGTCTCGGCGGTGGTGACCCGCTCGCCCTTTTTCAGGTTCCAGGTACCGTCAGCAGGAACGTAGTCGATGCCGTCGTGGGCCTGGCCGTCGAGTGAAGCGCCGACCGCGGTCATCAGTACACCAGCGGCGCCGGCGGCAGCGATCGCAGCGCCGGGCGCAATTGCTGGCCCCACGAAAGGCACGCCGATCATTGCGGTGAACGCACTCAGCGCGGCCATTGCCACCTGAGCTGCCGCGTATGACATGAGTGCGTTACCCATCGAGCTGATAAACGTGGATGCAAGCCCCTGAACGTCAAGCTTGCCGGTTTCGACCCACTCGGTCATCGCGCTCTGCAGATTGCTGAACGTGTCAGCGCCGACGTTCTGCATGTTGCTGTAGAGGTCCATGGAGGCCTCGGCCTGAGTGGCGAAGCCGCTGATGAAGCCGGCGGTACCGTTTTGCTGCAGCTTGTCGAGATCCTGGTGGTATCGCTGCTGCATTTCGAGGCGCTCGGCCAGCGCATCCTTGAGCACAGAGGTTTCCTGCTCATATACGGACTGGCTGATCTTGTCCGCGTTGCGCTGCTTGAGCAGGTCAGCCATCTGATCCTGATAGTCCTGCTCGATTGCCACCATTTCCAGCGCACGCTGCCGTACCTCGTCGCTGTTGTAGGCATTACCGAAGTCGACATTCAGCCCGCGCTGATCGATTTCCAGCTGGTGCTTCACCGATGCCTTGAACTGGCCAACTGCCTGGGCATCCTCGTTGGCCCTTTTCAACTGTTTCAGTCGATCAAGCTCGGTAGCCAGTTGCTCCAGTTTCCCCTGGCGCTGTTCGCTCAGTCCCTTCAGGCTTCCTGACTCAAGCTCAAACTGGAGCTTGGCGACCTCCGTGGCTTCCTTGCGCTTGTCCGTCTCGGTGTTGATGAGGGCAATCTGTCGCTTGTAGCCCTCCTCCGCTGTATCGAACTGGCCCTGAAGCTTTTTCGCGGCCGCTTCTGCGGCTTTGGCGGCCTCCTGCGCCTCGGCTGTCGACGCCTTGAACGTACCCTTGGCGCCTTCCTTGTTGACCAAAGCAAGTGCGTCGGCAATCTCTTTTATCTTGCCGCTGGCCTGCCCCGATGACCCGGCCTGGTCAACCCGCACCCAAAGCTTGTTGTAGCGCTCATCCAGCTTATCGAGGTCCTTCCCTACCTCCCCGGCAAGCCTCGACGAATTTTCCTTGATGTTGTCGATGGCCTCGAGCGGCTTCGACATATCGACGCCTTCGAAGGAACCGCCGATGATGGTGACCAGGCCGGAAATTGATCTACCAGTGAGTTCAACCGCGTACGCCAAAGCCAGGGCAGTCTTGGCGCCGAAGTCCATGACCATGCGCAGACCATTGGAGAGCGCGGTCATCGTCTCTGTATCCTGACCGACGTCGGACAGAATCACTGAATAGTCGCTCAGCGTTGGCATGAGCGCCGCCGCCAACTGATTCTTGATGCCGGCCATTGACTGCTGGGCCAGCCAACCGGCGGCCGCCAGGTTCTTCGTTGCCGCGATCGTTTTCTGATCCATGATCGTGCCGGCCTTCTCAGCGGCATCGCCCAAGACATTGAACCCGGCGCCGTTATCTCGCAACAGCGGCAGCAAGAGCGTTGCGTCGTTCGCCAGCGATTCCATCTGCTGGGTCATTTCCGCCTGACTCAGGCCAGCCTTTTCCAGGCTGCTCGCGAACAGCTGCAAAGCCTGAGGACCGGAGAGGTTTCGGAACTGCTCGGCGGTTACCCCCACCTGGGGGGCAATCGTCTTGAAAAAGTCTTGCAGTTCGCCCCCGCCGTTCAGCAGGAAGTCACCGACCTTGTCGTTTACGTCCTTGAGAATATCGGCGAACTTGTCGGACTCGATCCCTACCGCCTTGGCGCCGGCGGCGTAGCGCTGGAATTCATCGGTATTGCTTCCTGCAACAGCAGCCAGGCGGCTGACTTCATTGGCAGCGTTGACCGTGGAAACGGTGAAGGCCGCGAGAGCCGTTATCCCGGCCGCCACCGCCGCGCCGACTGCGGTACCGACTGCCTTGGCGTTTTTCTCGACATCCTTCCGCCATTTCTCGGAGCTCCGTCCGGCCTTGTCCATGCCCTCAACGAAGCCGCCTACCTTGGCGATGACATCCAGGGTCAGGGTGCCCAGAGACCTAGAAGCCATACCCTTCTCCAACAAATCGAAACGAACGGATCACGCCCAGGTGCTCATCGCCTCTTCGAGCGAGATCTCCCGGTCGTCGTGTTCATGCGGGGCAAAGTCCGCAACGGTGTAGGGTGCCGGCCGCTTCTGGTGGTCGCGGTGCACATTGGCCGTCAGCGCCGCGAGCACAGCCACCGAACGCTCAATGCGCATGCCCAGATGCAGAGAGCCGCGGCGCTGCCGGAATTTCACCCAGGAACGGAACTCGCTCAGGCTGAGGGATTCTTTGGCTTGCGCGATCGTCTGCCCACCGACGCCGGAGAGGACGAGCTCGTGCCAGATTTCATCGAGCTCGGTGAGCTCTGCGTCTTTCCCAGGTCATTGACCTCCTGGATGGCGAAGAGCAGAGCAACCGACAGAGCCCCATCGAGAGAGCCCAGACGCTTGGTACTTTCCGGGTCTTTCGCGAGCTCGACCGGATCAAGCGGACCATGAGTAATGTCCATGGGGCTACTGAATACCGGATTGCCTTCCTCATCGCAGATCGAGGCTGCGATCTTGCCGGCAATGCTGTCCTGCTTGCCGTTGAAAGAGAGCACATCGCTCACGGCAGTCTGGTAGCCAAGAGGCCGAACGAACACGGTCGCGTCGAAGTCGGTGCCGTTCTGGCGCCACTTGATCTTCTTTTCCACCGGACGGCCAGTGAAGGAACCCGCGCTTTTGAGCGCGTCGAGTGTCAACTTCATGAGCTACCTCAGGCGTTGGTGGTCTTGCGAATCCAGGCGGAGCCGCCCGAACGCTGGATGGTGGCGGCAGTGGTAACCGCCGCGTTTGCTGCGAAGTCGAACGGGAAATCGGAGACATAGCCGTCGAACAGGAACCAGGTGCGAGTGGTCGGCAGCACGAAGTCATCGCCGTCTACATTGACGGTCGGTGGAATGCCCTTCCCGTCGGACCATCCGACGACCCAGTGGACGCTCTCGATGGTGTCGTCTTCGGACAGCTGATAGAGCCGCACATGCGAAGCGTTGCGCGGGTCAGCATTGATGGTCAGAGAGGCCTGCCCAGGGGTGCGAAGACCTTTGAGGTACTTTCGGACCTTGTCACTGAGGCAGGTTACTTCGACCTGATCTGCGGGGTTGCCACCTGGGTTGAATGCGGTGGCACATTCGACCTCAATGACCTCCAATACGGCCGGGTTTGCAACGGTCGGGACCAGAGCGTAAATCTCGGTACCTTGGGAAAGCATCGCCATGGGTTTCTCCAATTGCAGGCAAAAGAAAACCCGCACTGGGCGGGTTTTTGGGGTTCGGCCAGCTAGCGCGGGACCATCCAGTCCACGTCAAAGCTGGTTCGGAAGTTCTCAGTGGTGGAGTCGCGCAACTCGCCTCCCCAGCGGGTGATGTAGGCATGTAGCTCAATCGCATCGCGGATCGCGTCGCGCACCAGACGAACCGAAGTGCTGGTCTTGCCGTACGCGTCGATCTGCAGCGTGAATCCATCCATGTCCGGGCGGCCAGCCAAGTAGTTCTCCGGCTCCCCCTTCACCAGCTGCCAGACCGCATACGGCTTGACCACACCCTCCGGCGCCTCGCCGAACGAGTACAAGCGCAGGCTGCTCCCGTTACCGAGAAGCGCGGTCACGCCGGCATCTTGGGAGCAGACCTGAAAAATTGGTGGAGTCATTAGGATGCCGCCTTCTTCGCTGCGCGCCGGATCGCCCGGTCAATCGACTTCTCGTATTCGGTTGCAAAGGTGTTGGTCACCTCGCTGATGCTGTTGGCCAGGGCTGGACGCATGAACGGGGCAGCGGCCATCTTCTCGGTACCGAACTCGATCAGACGCCAGTGCGGTGTAGGTGAGTTCGGACTGAGGTCGCCGCCGTCCTTGAGCACCGCGCCGTGCAGCACGCCGATGCGGAAGCCAAGGTCGCCCGCCTGCTTAAATAGCTTGCCGTTCCAGCGCAACGCGATATTGTCGGAGATCGCCCGGCCGGTGGACTTGTCGTCGATGCGCTCGGCTCCTTCCTTGGCCTTCCTCACCACCAATTGGGCGGCCTTGCGCAGCGCGGCACGCCCACCCTTCCGGCGAATGTCATAGCTGACCGAGTCCAGTTTTCCCAACAAGCTATCCAAGCCGGTGATGCTGAACTCGACGCCGTCAGCCATCTTTCACCCCCTTCGATACCAGGATGGTCAGGTACTCGAGGCCAGACTTTGGGTCCTCAAGCGGCGGGCCTTCGATGCTGTACAGTTCGCCGCGGTGCATGATACGCATTGTCGGAAGCAAACCTGCTCGATACCGAATCACTACGCGGGCCGAGGCTTCCGACTGACCGGCCTGGGCGGCGATGAGGTCTCTTGCCGAGAGTGGCTCAACCGAAGCCCAGACATTCGCAAAAGCCTGCCAGACGGGTTCGCCATACTCGCCCGAGCCTGAGTCTCTGAACGGAACCAAGTGCTGGATTTCAACGCGATGCCGTAGATCACCCGCCTTCATCTAACACCTCGTCTTCAGGGCCTCGGAAACTCCTTGAGGACCAGAGAAGCGACTCAACCCCGAGAGGAAGCTCCGTGGCTATTGTGCCTGTAACAACCGCCTCACGACTTGCGTAGGAGTGCCCAACTAGCAGAAGTAGCGCAGCTTTGAAGCTCGCCTTGAAGTCGGATACCTCGATCAACTTTGGGTTATCGCAGTACCAAAGCGACCAGGCCAGCGCCGACTCAGCATAGAGCCCGATCAGCTCATCTTCGTCTTCGTGATCGACACGGAGGTGCTGACGAATCGTGCCAATCGGCAACAGTTCCAGCGCCGTCACAGTCATTTCTTCTTCCCTACCTTCGACTCGGAGGTCGTCTGCTGCTCCTGCTGACCAGCAGGAATAGGAGCGTCGGCATATTCCGCAAGCTCCATGCCCACCAGCGCCTCGGCAATTCGAGGGTCAACACGGCGCTCCTCGTTCTGATCGAAGGTGCCCGCGTGGTAGTGGGAAAACTGACGTAGCGCACGAATCTTGATCATCAACACAATCGAGGCGGTCACCCGCCCCGCCTCCAACAGTTACGGTGCCGGCGCGTCGAACGCGCCTTTGATGATGGCGGTCGGGCGGTAGTGCGCCAGGGCCAAGCGCTCTTCGCAGAGGAGGGTCAGCATGTTCTTCACGAAGTTGTCACGATCCTGGTTGCTGACCTCGATGGTCGCATCCATGCGATCCCAGACTTGGGAAGCCAGGTCGAAACCGCCTACTGTGAAGGTGCCTTGCGCCTGGGCCTTGGTCGCGACAACCGGCAGCCCCCACATGACGCGCGCAGCAAAGGCAGCCGGGCCACCGAAGATGTAGCGGCCCTGTTCATCTTTCAGCAGCGAGATGGCGTGCCAGTCACGAGGGTTCAGGATGACGCCGGACGCTTCGAACTCAGACTCGGTAACCTGGAAGATTGCATGAGCGATGCGGTCGGCCTTGGTATCGCCGGTAGCGTCGAGGCCGGTATCGTAGGCCGTGGCGACCTTGTTCAGGCCGATCAGGTTGTCTCCGGTGCCGTCGCCATTGAGCAGCTGTACCTCCTCCACCAGATCGAGACCGAACAGCAGACGACCATTCACATAGGACTCGAGCATGGGTGCATCGTCCATGATCTGGCGTGACGCCTGGATCCAGTGGGCAATGGTTTTTACGTTCGCAGTTTCTTTGGTGAAGGTGAGCTGCGACTCGGGTTTCAGCGCGCCCTCGGCCACCGGCGCGGCGCTGTTGGTGAATACGTTCTCACGCACATACTCGATCGCATTGGACGAAGTACGGCCCTGAGCGAGCAGATCGCGAATGGTCAGCCGGCGCAGGCCTGGCATCAGGATGCCCGGCAACTGCTGAGGCTGGACCAGTACGCCAGCGGAGGCCGAGCCGGAGCCCAGGGCTTTGCTGAAGCTCTTGACGTCGACCTTGCCGCTGCTGGAGCCGTTCCAGCCTTTCTTCAAATCTTCGGCGGCCTGAGCCGCGAACGATTTCTTGTTCTCGGGGTTGTCTGGATTGCCGCCAGCCAGCTTCGATTCCAGATCGAACAGGCGGGTACCAGCCGACTTGAGCTCTTCCTGAACGGTGGTCAGGTCGGTCTGCAGCTGCTTGCTGACGGCGCCGGTCGATTCGATTTCTTTCTTCTGGGCGTCGAACAGCTCCTGCATGCGGTTCTGTGCGGTTTCGATCGCCTTCTGGACTTGGGCCAGTTCGGACATAGGTAAATCCTCAGTTCAGAGTTTCGGAAAGGTATTGAGGCGCTCGATGAGCGCTGCGATGTCGGCGCCGCCTTCGGACTCGCTCCGAGCTGCGGACTTGATGCGGGCGATGAACGCCTGCGATTCGGACTTGGAAACGCCGGCTACATCTCGCAGCCAGTGCTCCGCATCGCGGATGCTGGTAATTGCTTCCAGGCTCTTCAGCGAATCCACAGTGGCCAACTCGTTGGCCGGTTGGGTGCAGATGCTGATTTCGTTGAGGCTGGCCATATTCTTGAAAGCGCGCCCGCTCGTGATCAGGTCGAAGTCGTCCTTGCGGGCCGAGAAATTGACCGACATACCGCGCACGGTCTGGTGTTCCATCGCGGCCCGCAGATCAACGGCGCCGGAGTGGCCCTTGGTCAGCTCGCCGCGAACATGCAGCCCCTTGCTGTCCTCTGCGATCTCTAGCCATTTGCCTACCGGGATCTCCCAGGTGCGGTGGTTGAAGAACATGCCGACCTGACGGCTCTGGGTTTGCAGGGCGGACTTGAAGGCACCGGGCAGGATGATGTCGCCGTCGCCATCGACGACGCTGAAGACGCTCGCGTAGCCCTCGAATACTCCCTGGGCGCCAGAGCTGGCGAACTTGATCTCGGCCTGGTCGAAGGCCAAGGTCTTTTTGATGCTTGGCATTTGCTGCCTCCAGAATGATCAAGCCCCGCTTGGTGCGGGGCTTGGTTGGCCGAGCTGGGTAATGGGCACGTTCTGCGATTGACGGGTGGCCACATCGCCACCGGGCAAAGGCGGCATGTTGTCAAGGCGGCGCAGCTCGTTGATTGTGCGAAGCCCTCGGTCCGCCAGTGCCCCCATGAATGCCGCGCGCGCGGTCGAATCACCGCGAAGCAAGCCGTCGAGGTTGTGCTCGGCGTGGTAACGGCCGAGATCGGCGGGCTTCACCAGCCAACGCCAAATGGCCTGCTCCCACCAATCCAGGTAGGGAGCCAAGGTGTACTGCAGGAAGCCCAAGTTCTGCTGCTCGATGCCTGAGCCCCAGCTGGTCGACCTCTCCACGTCGCCCACCAAGTGCGGAGGGACGCCGAAGAAGCGGGCCAGCTCGCTGACCTGAAACTTGCGGGAGGCCATAGTCTCGGCATCCTGAGGGCTGACACCGATGGATTGGGTGGAGAACCCAGCTTCAAGGATCCACAGGCGTTTGCGAACCGGTCCGCCAGCGATCTCCTTGAAGTTCTCTTCTAACTGCCCGCGCTGCTCCTTACTGAGCACCTTGTCGCCAGTCATGAGGATCTGCGGCGACTTCGCGCCATTGCCGTAGAAGTCGCGCTGCTGGTCCTCCATCGCCACCGCTACACCAGCCGTTCTGGCAGCGAAGGCAATCGGCGACAACCCGACCAGTCCGTTGAAGCCGAAGCCCTTCAGGTGAAAAATCTCGGACTGCTTGAAGTCCGCATACTCGGTGTCACGCCGGTACCGGTAGACAATCCGGCCACTCTCCAGCCGCGGGTCCATGTTCACCGTCATCAACGGAATCAGACTGATCACGTCGCCCGCACTGTTGCGCTCGATCAGGGCGTAGGCATTGCCGTAGAAACACAGCTGCATAGTCATGGCCGTGCGAAACTCCACGGCGGTCATGAATCGGTTGGGGCTGTACCGCAGAAGCCTCGCCAGAGGATTGTCCAAGCCGACCTTGTGTCGGTCCGCGCCCTTGGTCTCATAAACGTCCAGCGGCAAGCTCGCCGTCACGCTAGAGATCAGGCGTACGCACGCAAAGACGGTAGATATCTGCAGCGCGCGCTCATCGGTGATCACCGAATCACCCACCGAGCCACTGGCTGACATCGGGCCACCCTGCGAACCCTTCTCTGGCGTGACCAGGCGGCCACCCACGAAGAAGCTGACCATGCGCGCCCAGAATGGGCTCCGGGTCCGCAAGTCAATGCTGTAGTCGGTATCGGCCATCACATGCTCAATGGTTTTGAAAGGAAGTCGAGAAAGTCTCCCGCGTCCGAAGCCGCGGGATTCAGTGCCATCAGCGTTGCCGCATCGAAGGTCGCCATCAGCGGGTCTATCTTGGCGGTACCGCTGACCTGCTTATTGATCGCAATGGCGTTGCCGACCTGGACGGTCTTGGCGTTGCCCACGCACCAGGCCATCAGCCGGGAGCCGCCGTGAATTAGCTCACCGCCCGCGACCTTTCGTTCTGTGGTCTTGATCGCCCCGTTGAGGCGCCAGCCCTGGGAAACGGAAGCGATCCGCTCCATGGATATACCGCGCTCATCGGTCGTGAGCTCATCCACAATGTCGCCGATGCCCGCGGCGTCCACGCCGATGGCCTGCTTCTCGGGAAGAAGCCCAGCATCACGTACCTGGCAGATGATGTCGGCGACATCGCTGACATCATCGCCAGGCAGTTCAACGATGGTCAGATCGCCGTCAGCCGAGAAATCGTTCAGCACGCTGACGATGTCCTTGCGGCGCTCCAGCACGATCTTGTGTGCCCAGGCATGCGCCCAGTGCAGCCACTTTCTGGTGATACGCTCGCGCCCGATCAGGCTCAGGCCCAGCAGGTCGTCCAGGCCGCCTCCGTCGATACCGGCCACCACCACCTCGCTCCTACGCAGTAGCTCGTCCAGAGTCAGCGTCTTGTCGCCGCGGCCTTCCCAGTGATCCGCGCCGGCCCATCGGTTCGCCCTTAGGTTCATGCCGATCTGAATGTTGAGGTGCTTGGCGAAGAACTTCCGCTGACTACCTTCGTCCTTGCGAAGGTTCTTCGCCAGTTCGTCCTCAAGCCACTCCCGGCTGACTGACCGCCCCATGTTGGGGTTGGTGACGTAGAAATTGTCGGATTCGAGGTACGCCTTGCTCTTGACCATCGCCTCGGGGAACTCGTACAGGACACCCAGCGACTTGCGGTCGTTGACCGTCCCGTCGCGAACATCCCGGTAGTAGCTCAACTTCTCTTCGAAAACCCCGGCCGGCGGCTCATCGCTCTGGGTCGACAGTAGGATCACGAACCCTTCGTCTCGGGAGATCTGGCCGCCAGTGGCCTCCATCAGCATCGCATCGGCGTTTGCTCTCTTGCCAAACACCCACAACTCGTCGATCAGTATCTTTCCGGACTTCTTGCCAGAGACCGTATCGGTGTCGGCCGCCACCACCTTCAGCGCCGCGTTGTTCACCCTATGGGTAATGGTGCGAATGTGATCTTGCACATGCAGCAGCTTGGTGAGCTCAGGGTCAGCTCGTACCATGGCGGCTGCGGGCTTATAGCTGTTCGCCGCCACCTCAATGGTCGGAGCGATGATCAACAGCTCCTCATCATGCCGCCAGTTCAGGATCAGCGCGGTCAGCATGATCCCGGCGGCGATCGTCGATTTCGTGTTCTTCTTGCTGATCAGCAGGAAGAACTCGCGGATCAGTTGCTTGCCATGGTCAGCGTCATAGGCGCCGAAGATGGCAGCCACAAACTCGAACACCCACTCGTCGCAGCATTCACCAAACGTAGGCTGCCCCGGCAGATCGACGACCTTGAGCGCCTTGAACACCTCAAGCGCGGCCTCGGCTTCATCAGGAAAAAGCGGCTTGAAGGGAATCAGCGATTGGCCGGCAACGATCCGAGCCTCCCAGTCGGGGCAGGCGGTCGTCCACTCCATGCGTCACCCTTTATTGTTGACCACCAGCTTCGGTGGAGGACGGGAGCGGAATTGCCCCTTGCTGACTTGATCAGCTTCAGCGGCCTTCTGCTCCTTCTTGCCCTGGTCGGCGACTTTGCCGTGCTTATACGGCAACAAGGCCTTGGCCGCGTCGACACGCAACTTGGGTTCAGCCGACTGTTCGTTCATGACGGCCTTTAGAAAATCCAGAGGGTCGTCAAAATCGCCCAGGTCGAGGTCGCCAACAGCGGAATCATCTGGAGGAGACGCTTTAACTTTTCGCCTTGGTTTAACTTCAGTGCCCTCAGCCTGCCGGTCGCGCAAATGGCGGCCGATCGCAGCGATGACATCCGGGTCCTTCGCAAGCTTGGAGCCCGCTTGCGACGCGGTTTTCTCTGAATATCCGGCGGCAATGGCCGCCTCTCGATTTGACGCTCCCGACAGCAAAGCGTCAGCAAACCGTCGCTTCTTGTCGGTTAAAGCCATGGTTAACTTTTCCGTAAAAGAGGAAAAAATCTGCGAATGGGAGAGGGCGCGGTTTCCGAGTTTGGAAGGCTGTGAAGTTTTACCCTCCCCCCTTGCTACAGCGCGTCAACTCCGCTGATTCGTACCAGATCGGTGCACGCCCAGGTCAGAACCATCGGCCGCCGTCTTCTTCAAGTGGCAGCCCTCTGGCCCACAGCACAGGATCTGGCAGTTGTCGTCAGTGTCGGCGCCGCCTTGGTGTAGCGGGATGCGGTGGTCAAGCTCGAAGCCGTGTGGATATGCGACGACTCGCCCACATTCAGCGCACGTAGGCGAAGCCTTCCACAGGCGGAACCGGCGGGCCTGCAGCCTGCTGCCTGTCATCCGGCGCTCTGATGTGTTGGTGGTCGAGAGCTTGCGACCCTCCACGGGCTTGAGCCTCGACTTCAGGGTGGGAAGCTTGGCCATCATCGACCACCGAGAACGGGCGCGCCGCTCAGGTACGTCAGTGTCGATGCACCAAGATCAGCATCGCCTTCATCCGCTAGGGCTTCGATCACTGCCAGGTTCTGGGATGCGATCTGCTCTAGCAGGCTGGTCTGCTGTTTCTGCTCGGCCAGAATCTGCTCCAGCAACGAGACTGCGTGCTCGCTCATAAGCCACCTTTGTCCACTTATTGATCCACTCGCGCCGGCTGGCGCATCCGCTGCAGGCCATCAGCCTTCAACCTTCTTACTCATGAACCGGTCGGAGTACTCGCGCAGCTTCTCCACCCCTATGAAGCCGACCAGGCAACCGGCGAACACAGAGAGGTTGGGCGGGAGTGCGAAGTACTCCAGCACCGGCAAGAGGCTGATGGCGATCAGGCCACAGATAGTTCCCTCAAGTACGACCTTGCGACCGTGACCACCACCGTAGATGACGCGGCACATGGCCACAGCAGCAGCGATGCCGCCGGTGTACAGCTGGGGCTGGTGCGCTAAAACCCAGGCGAGCACAGCGGCCCACAGGCCAGGATCCTTCTCGGGCATGTTTGGCATCTCGGTTCCTCCCTTTTGGGGAGCGCAATAGGTTCGGCCCCAAGCAGCACTCCCAGCTCGGAGCGATGGGTGTGGTGGAGCCGAAAACGAAAAAGCCCCGGCATATGCCGAGGCTCTAAGGAGGTTGTGGGTGATGGCGAGTTTGCTCTCGCGCACCTACCGCAAAGTAACATGAAAGATACGGATGAGGACCGGGGCTGTCAAGCGGCTTCACGTCGAACATCGATCGCGCCATCGACCCAGGCCACGCCGGCCTTCCATAGCTGTCGAGTCTTCTCCTCACCGAAGCCCAGCTTCTTGCCCACATCCCTGAGCGCGGTGTCGCGGGAGGTGTAGTACTTGATGATGACCTGGCCGCACTCGGGGTAGCGTTTGTTCAGTCGCCCGACCAGCCGATCAATGAACAGAGCGTCATCGTCTGTGATCATCGGATCGAGGATAGTGTTTTCCCGCGATGCGCAGCACGAAACGCCTGAGCCCAGCACCACCCAGCGACCCCAGTGCTCCAGCAGATATTCAGCCGACTTCTCTACGTTGCTCATGTCCTTCCCCCTCAATCCCCGGTGTAGTTGGTGCCGCCGGCGCCGAGCCGGTTGCTTCCCTGATATGTCGCCTCAGGCCCAGATGCCTGAGGGTTCTTCAACTGCTCGATCTGCCGTGTTGCGGCCTGCAGCCTCATGCTGAGTTGGGTCACCAGCTCATCCAGAGGCAGGGCCTCGCCAGTTGCAGCCGCTACCCAGCCAGAGGCGTTGCAGTGGTCGCATGGCAGTAAGTGAAACAAGCCCTTGGTGACCGCTCTCCCACGGCACAAAGGGCACTCTTTCAGCTCGATCACGGCCTTCTTGAAGGCTGGGCCGTGGCTTTTTCTCATTGGCCCTCCGGTCGATCAGTGAGAGTTTCGTGCCACTGCCGGTAGCAGGGGGTCTTCCTGGCCCAGTTACAGCGGCCCTCTGTGCGCCTCCAGAAGCCGAGCTTGCTTCGACTGCTGTTCGCTTCAGGCTCGCTCTCAAACCAGTGCCAGTCACCCTCTTCATCTTGAGCCAGCCAGGCAGCCCAAGCCGGCGCGTCATCCCAATGCGGAGTAGCCATCACTTCGAATCCTCGCTAGTTACAAATTCGGCTAGGTCGCTGGACGCCTTGTGTTCCGCTGGCTCGCCCGAATTCTGTGAAATTCTGGTTAAGGCCTTGGTAAGGCCGTGGATGGCACCAAAGCCGATGCCGTCTAACCAGGCGTGCCACTTCTCCAGCGCGGCGCGGCGCTGCTGCATGGCCTGGGTGTGGATGTAGGTGCTGGCGATCTTGCCCAGCGTGTGGTTCAGCAGCATCTCGCCGATGTGGCCGTCGATGCCGAGGTCGGTCCAGGTGGTGCGGGACACCTTGCGCAGGTCGTGGCTGGTCCACTCGCCCTGCCCCAGGCGGGTGAACACCATGCTGGCCTGGGATTCGCTCAGCGGCAGCCCGCGGCGATTCGGAAACAGGTAGACGCCCTTATAATCCTGGCCCTGTTGAATCGCCCGGTACCGGACCAGCAGCCCCTTCAACTGGTCGGTCAGCGGCAGGCGATGCTCGGTCCGGGTCTTGGTGTTCGCTGCGGGGATGAACCACTCGGCGGCGGTCAGGGAGATCTCGCTCCAGCGCGCCATGCGTGTCTCGCCGATCCGGGTGCCGTGGGCCAGCATCATCAGGGCCAACATGGCGTCACCGGGCTCTGCCTCGAAGGCCTGGGCCAGCTGCCGCATCAGCTCTGGCAGCTGCACGTCGCGCAGTCGTGCCGCCTTGGGAAGGATCCTGGCCTTGGTGAAGTCGCTGAAGCGCATCCCGGCCATCGGGTTACGGTCGATCAGACCTAGCTGGATGGCTTGGCGGAACGCGGTCAGCAGCAGCGCGAACATCTGCCGCAGGTAGGACAACGACACCTCTGCCTGGCACGGCCACATCAGCTGCTTGTCCAGCACATCGGCAGTCACCTCGGCTACAGCCAGGTCATCCAGTCGCGGCTTCAGGTGCTGGGCGATGGCGGAACGGGCACCGGCCTTGCGCTTGGTCGACAGTGAGCGGTCACGGGCCATGCGGTCGCCGTACCAGTTGAGCAGCTGGCCTACGGTGACCATGCCAGACGCCACCGGCGCAGTGGCCGGGTTGCGCAGCAGGCGCTGACGCAGCGCGGGCAGCTCGGCAATCACCGTCGACACGCTCAGTTCGGGCCAGCGGGCGATCGGCACCCACTTCTTGCCGCGCACCAGGTGCCAGGTGCCGCGCTCACGGTTGCTCCAGAAGCGCAGGTACAGGCCAGGGTGACGCGGGTCGCGCAGATCACGCACCGACTTGTCGGCGGCCTGCCGGCGCACCTCGGCCTCGCTCAGCTTCACTTCACGGGTCGCGCTCATGCTGCCACCGTGGCGGGCAGCAGCAGGTAGGCACGGATGGCTTCGACGGCGTCGATGTTGCCCCGGCACACGATGGCCAGATAGCCCTGGTCGCCGAGCGCCTGGAGGTAGGCATCCTGGCTGGGCGAAACAGGCGCATCGAACGGCGGCATGGCCTTGAACTCGATGTACAGCCCGAAATACCCACCGCGCGCCATCGGCAGCACCAGGTCCGGCACACCGGCCTTCACGCCCTGCCCTTTCAACTTGGCGGCCACGGCCTTGACGCGGTGCCCACCGTTGGGGACGTGGTAGATCAGTTTGTAGGCCTGCGGGTAGCGCAGCTGCAGCTCCTGCATCAGCGCGGCCTGCTCCTGCCCTTCACGGTCGACGGGCTTGGCGCGGGCCGACTTGGCCTTGAACTGGCGAAGAGCGGGTGAGGTCATACGGCTTCCTTGCGTGCGTAGCGGGCCGACAACGGCCGCTCGGATTGACTTGGGGCCTTGGCCGGCGGCTGCCAGCTGGCCGAGAGGGTTTCGAAGCGGTTGTATTGGCCAAGGAAGGCTGCGCGGACGGTTCCGGTCTCGATGTCGCGGCCCTTGCCCACGATGATCTCGGCGACGCCCCTGAACTCGCTGTTTTCGTGGTAGACCTCATCGCGGTATACGAAGAGGATCACGTCAGCGTCCTGCTCAATGGCCCCGGACTCGCGAAGGTCCGAGTTCACCGGGCGCTTGTTCGGGCGCTCCTCGCACTTCCGCGAAAGCTGGCTCAGCAGCACGACTGGGATGCCCAGCTCGCGGGCCAGCAACTTGCAGCCGCGGCTGATGCTGCTGACCGCTTCGGTACGATTTCCGCCCTCGCCATCCATCAGCTGCAGGTAGTCGATCATCAGGATGTCCAGGCCGTACCGCATCTTGTGCCGGCGAGCCAGCGAACGGATGCGGCCGACAGTGGCGGCGGCGCGGTCGGCGATGAACAGGTTGGCGTGCTTCAGCTTGGCCGTTGCAGCGCAGAGCTCAGCGCCATGCGACTCACAGGCAGAGCCGTTCTTGATCAGGTTGAGCGGGATCCGACCTTCGGCAGCGACGGCGCGGTCGATCAGCTGGCCTTTGCTCATCTCCAGGCTGATGACCAGGCCGGACTTCTTCTGGCGCACCACGGCGTCCAGTACGAAGCCCATGGCCAGGGTGGTTTTGCCCATGGCCGGCCGGCCCGCCACGATGATCAGCTGCTCGGGCTGCAGGCCGCCCAACTTCTCGTCCAGGTCGCCCAAGCCGGTCGACAGGCCAATCAGCGTCTCGCCGCGTGACAATCGGTCGTGACGCTCCTGCCACACCTCTAGCTGGTGGGCCATCAGGTCGGAAGCCTTCACGACCTCCTCGCCATCGCTGCCGGCGTCGATGCCCATGGCTGCCGCCTGGACTGCTGCGATCTTGTCCTGGATGTCGCCGCCACCCTGCACGATTTCCCGGGTTCGGTCGCTCAGCTCGTACAGCGCACGCTCGATGGCGCGCTCTCTGACGATTGTGGCGTAGGTGCCGGCGCTGGCCACGCTTGGGGTGCTGTGGACCAGGGAGGCGCAGTGCCCAAGGGCACGATCGCCGTTGTGCAGCACGCCGACGTGATCCGCAACGGTCAGCAGGTCAACCGCCTTGCCGGCGGCCCGCAGCGCCTGTATGCCACGGAACACCTCGGCGTTCTCGGCGAAGTAGAACGACTCGGGCGCAAGGTCGTCGGACAGGGTGTCGATCAGCTCGGGGCGCTGGAGCATCGCACCCAGCAGGCCGTGTTCGGCCTCGGCGTTGTAGGGCTCATGCATTGTAATTGCCCTCCACCACCTTCACGAAGTTCGACGGCGAGATCAGCCAGTCGAACGTAGCGCAGAAAGGCTTCGAGCCGTGACGGCCTTCGACCTTGCCCATCAGGAAGGCG